CCAAAAAGTCATCCTTGGAGAATGACGCAATCTATGAGTATTAAGGAAATTGGTTGTGATGCGTTCGCAGATGCTTTAGAATCTTTTGGTTTAGATTGCATAAGTGAAAGTAGAGCAGACTAATAGGTTGACTTTTTTGAATAAAGAAAGTAAAATGAAGTATAAGAAAAGGCAAACATAAAAGGCAAGAAAGGGCACAATGCAAAACACTATATACGTTCTGGAAGGTTCTTACAGAAACAAATTAATAGAGAACCAATCATTCCAATTACTAAAACCATATCAACCACATCCGCACAAAGAAGGTGGATACATCACAGTTAAGGTTGATCCAAAAGATTATCCTGGAGCAACATCGGATAAGATTAAGGTCAATGTTGTGAGTGAGTCGCAGTTAAGAGATTCGGCTCCTGAACAACCTAAAGAAGAAAGCGATACGGAAACTGTGGAAAGAATGAGAAAAAGATTTACAATTTTGGATAGCATGACAAAGGCTTGTAAAAAAGGTGATGTTAGAGCAATGATTGTTTCGGGACCTCCAGGTGTTGGTAAAAGTTTTGGAGTTGAAACGGTATTGGATAGATATGGTGTTGTCAGCACATTGGGAAACACTAAACCTAAATATGAAGTTGTAAAAGGTGCAATGTCTCCAATTGGTCTATATTGTAAACTTTACAATTATTCAGGTGCTGATAATGTTTTGGTATTCGACGACTGTGATAGCATATTATTAGATGACCTTAGTTTGAATATATTAAAGGCGGCACTAGATTCTAAAAAGACTAGAAGGATATGTTGGAACACTGACTCTCATATGTTAAGAAGAGAAGGTGTGCCAGATACTTTTAACTTTGCAGGTTCAGTAATCTTTATTACTAACATTAAATTCGATAATGTAAAAAGTAAGAAGTTGAGAGACCATTTAGAAGCATTAGAAAGTAGATGTCATTACATTGATTTGACTATTGATACTATTAGGGAAAAGATTTTGAGAATCAAGCAAATCGTAACAGATGGTATGTTAAAGAGTTATGCATTACCAAAAGAAACTGAAGAAGGAATTGTTGCTTTTATAGACGAATACAAAAGACAATTAAGAGAGATCAGTTTAAGAACGGTTCTTAAAATTGCTGATTTGGCAAAAGCATTTCCAGAAAATTGGAAGGAAATGGCAAAACAAACGGTTTTAAAACCTGTATAATGGAGTTATAATATACGCATGAAAAAGCATAAAAGAAACGCATTGGAAAGAAAATTGGACGAATACAATCACACAATGGAATTGATTAGAACAATACTGCCTGTGGTTATAATTATTCTCCAAGTTATAATATTGGTAAAGATAATATGATAGAACAACTATTAAATGATCTAAAGAAAATGAGAGAAGATATGGTAGCAAAGAACTATCCATTTCAGCAGTTATCAAATTTGATAGTGAAATACGAAACAATGTTGAACGATCAAAAAACACCAAGTGAAAAACTACAAGATGATTTGGAGCCAATAGAATGAGAACACAACCACAAGACGTTATTGCAAAACTAGAAGCAGACAATAGTAGACTAGCAAAAGAAAAAATATTACTAGATGCTATGAACGAAGGACTAGATGAGTTCTTCGAAGGATTAAAGATGTGTTTGGACAAGTTATACACATTTGGAGTGAAGCAAGTTCCGACAAAAGATGAAGTGGTTGCTGGGCAAGGATGTCCTTGGAATGTATTCAAAGAACTAGCAGAAAAACTTTACAATAGAGAATTGACTGGACACAATGCCAGAGACGCCATTAACCTTGTGATGAGTTCAGCGACAGCAGAACAATGGAATGGCTTCTATAGAAGAATATTAATAAAAGATTTGCGTTGCGGTGTTTCGGAAAAGACTGTGAACTCCGTTGCAAAAAAGAACAAGTTTGGCAAGTACATGGTGCCCGTGTTTACTTGCCAACTTGCCCACGATTCAGCAAACCATGAAAAGAAATTAGTGGGTAAGAAAATGTTAGAAGTAAAACTAGATGGTGTAAGAACTTTGGCAATCGTGCATCCAGATGGTAAAGTAGATATGTTGAGCAGGAATGGTAAAGAGTTTACGAACTTTGGTCACATACAGGAAGAAATATCAGCAGTTGTAAAACAAGATCCACCACCATATGCTTTGGTGCTAGATGGTGAAGTGATGAGTGAGAACTTTCAAGACCTTATGAAACAGGTGCACAGAAAAGGAAGTGCTGATGCCAAAGATGCGGTGTTGCATTTATTTGATTTCATACCATTAGAAGATTTCAAAAAGGGTAAATGGGACAAGACGCAGACATTGAGAACTGCCATGTTGAAGGCTTGGTACCAAAAGCATGAAACCAATTTAAACGCCGTTAGAGTGCTGGATCATGAAATTGTGAACTTAGACACACCCGAAGGGCAAACGACGTACACAGAGGTGAATAAAAGGGCCGTACAGGGAGGATATGAGGGTATTATGATTAAAGATCTCGAGGCTCCATATGAATGTAAAAGAAGTCATGCTTGGTTGAAACTAAAACCATTTATTGAAGTTAGTTTGGAAATTAAAGCAACAGAAGAAGGTACTGGTAGAAATGTTGGTAAATTGGGTGCTTTGATTTGTGAGGGTGTTGATGATGGTAAAAAGATTAAAACTAATGTTGGTTCTGGTCTGAGTGATGATAATAGAGATAAGTTTTGGCAAAGCAAAGACAAACTGATTGGACAAATTGTAGAAGTGAGAGCAGATGCTATCACAAAGAATCAAGACAGTGAAGATGAATACAGTCTAAGATTTCCAAGGTTTATGAGATTCAGAGGATTTGAACTGGGGGAGAAAATATGATATCAGAATATGAAGCAATTAAGAAAATATTAGATTCTAATCACATCACAGATATTGATGATATAGAATATGGTGGAGAATGTTTTGATGAACTTATGGACTATTTCGCAGATGAAATGCCATATGGGGTAAAGAAAGCAAGAACAGGTATGCCAGATGAATGGATATATGACAAATTAATTGATCTCGGCTTTGACAAAGAACTGGAGCAGAAAAAAGAATTGGCAAATCATTATAGATGGAAAGGCATGATATGAACAAATTTAAATGGTGGGTGCTAGATAACTTACCCGCTGTCTTTATAATACTGGTTTTTACCTTTGGTATTTTTATGGCGGCTAACCACGCAGGAGTACTTTAATGAAAAAGAATAAACAAAAAGAATACAAATTAACAAAAAAGGATTGGTTAATGATATTAGAATTTTGGCCCTTGTCCATAGTGACTCCGGTTATGTTGATTCTAATTTTGTTTGGACCAATAATAATGAGATGAAGAAGAAAAGAAAATTTAAAATTAGACCACAGAGAGAAATATGGAAATTTACTCAGTATGACGGACCTCCATATTCTTATAGTGTAAAAGTAAATGGCAAACTAAAAAGAATGCAGGGTTTTGATGAGGAACACATTAGGAATCAATTGTGGCCTAGAAAAGCAACAATGATAAGGAAGGTAAAAGATGCCTAGGGGAAAGAAGAAATATAGTCAAATGGATCATATGGTCCAGTTGGGCAAAGTCGGTGCATTGATGCAGGCATCAATACAACTGAACAAATTAATTTTAAAGGAAAAAAGAACACTAAAACAAATTGAACAATTAAGATTAGTGAAGGATATTAAGAATGACTAAAGAAGTCGACATAATAAAGAAAGCAATGGCGGACAACAAGAAAGTTTTCTTGAAAGAAATGAAACAACTTAACGATAAGATTGATGACTTGGACAAGCGTCTTACCAAACATATTGATTTTATAGAAAGGGTGTATGGGCCGTTATCAAATAGTATCGACAAGTTCAAGAAATTTTTTAGGTAGAAGTATGTATAATTTAGAAGATTGTGGTTGGTGTAATAAATTACGTAATTGGGCGATAGATACTGCCACGATTTTGTTTGATGACAATCATAACGATTTAAGAGCATTACCTAAAACTGTGAGATTACAGATATTGGTTGTTTTAAGTTTTGTATGGAGCACGGTATTCACAGTTTATTTTTTTAACATATCCACTATGCTATATGGTTGGGTAGGTTTGGTGATTGGTCATTTGGGTATTATATTTGCAATGTATGTGACATTTAAGCAGTTTCACAATGCACAAAAGAAATTTATTAATTACAAATTTGATGGTTATCATTCTGCCGGTAGGACAAGAGGTTTTATGATAGGTAGAGATAAGAAAGGTAATCCATACAAGGTTTATTTTGATCCCAACGATCCAGGAGGCGAGCATGAGTAAATGGATAGTTGGAGTAATGTTTATTGTTGTAATTGCAATGTTCTATAAAGGTATAGAAGTGCTTGGACCAAGCAATACAAATAGAGATGTTTTATATGAAGGGCCAGAAAAAACAACAGAACAAAGATGGAAGGATGCATTCGAATGGATGGAAAAGAGAAAAAATTAGACCAATTTGAAATAGAAGCAAAGACATCAGGTGGTGCAGTGTTTGAACTAGGTGTGAAAACTTCTAAACATGACAAAGCCGTTAGAAGACTGGCACAACCACTTATGGACAAATATTGGAAAGACACAGGTCAAAGTGTCACCACACTACACAGAGTATATAGAGTGGCAGAATATTTGTTGAAAAGATCGCAGAGGTATAAATGATGGAACTTAAAATACTATGGGCATCGATGTATGGAAATGCCGAATACGTGGCTAACAGAGTTGACAAACTTGCACAGGAAAGAAACTTTGAAACTGAAATGATAGAACTTAATGATGTGACAATGTCTAGTTTACAAAAGATGAAGAACGTTGCAGTGGTGACATCTACAACAGGACAAGGTGATTTGCCAACCAACGGTGAATGGTTTTGGGAAGATCTAAAAAAGGCAGATATAGATTTGTCTAATATTAGATATAGTGTCTGTGCATTAGGAGATAGTTCACACGCAGA